TATTATCCCATTGTTGTAAAGTACTTACAGATACGCCTAGTATAGCCGAAGCTTCTTTAGGTTTTAGTATCTGCACGACAACCACTCTCCTTAACTACATTTAATGTATATAGTTAAGTTATATTTTTAATTTCTTTTTTTGCTTTACAATATTAGATACAGAAGGAGAAGACCATTCTCGTACTAAAGCACGGCTAAAGTCAACATACATCCGCCAAGAGAGACCCGCTTCGCCGTCACGATTCTTAAACACGTAAATAAGAGAATTATTTTGCGAATTATCAAGTTGAGTCGCGTTGATCGTCACCCCGCAGTCGACTATCCTCGCTATCCCGTAAGACTCGGCTATGTTGCCCTCAGTCAGTATCTTCCCCGACTCCAACCTCTCCAGCGCGTCTCTGTTTAGCTGTGTCGCCGTAACTATGGGTACCTTAAACTCAATTCCTAGATTTCGAACCTGGTTGTAGATAGAGTCTAGCTCAAACCTCCTGTCACTGTAGTGGTGTGTAGACCGCATGATGTCGGCGTAGTCGATTATAACTATGTCCGGAACAAAGTCCTTGACCATTTCGAGCCTCCGTATAAACGTCGCGATGTCAACGGCAGTTACTGTGTCTGACGGGTACCGCTTGATGATTAGTCTTCCTAAGTGGTTGCTTAGTATCTCCTTAAGCCTCTCCACGGCTTTCTTAGAGTTTAGCTCATCCTTAGTCAACCCTAGCAGCCTCATGTCATACCGCTGGGCCGTAAGCTCTTGAGACATCTCCAGTGAGATGTGTAACACGTTCTTCTTCTGCAGCAGGACGTTAGCCCCAACGTTGATGAGGTACATTGACTTCCCGCTGTGGGCGGGTCCCGTAAACGTGAACACCTCTCCGATACCGAACCCGCCGAATACTTGGTCAAACTTTTCCCAACCGGTAGAAATCCTAGGAATCTCCTGCTTGTCCTTCCTCCGCTGCCACCGGTTTAGTATCTCCTCGTCGTTGTAAGCGTCGATACCGAAGTCGTCTAGGGAAGCTCCTATCGTCAGAGCCTTTTCTATCCTGTCCTTAACGTTTGGGTGCTTCTTAGGGTCACCCAAGTCGTCGATCGACTCACACACAGCCCTCTTAAGGGCTTGGCAACTGATAAAGTTTCTTATGTTGTCTTCAATGTATTCTAGAGTCGACGTTGCGATTCTCTTGTGGTTGAATATCTCGTTTAGTGTTTCGTCGAGTGTTTCGGAGTGGTACCTAGTCGACAGTAGATCCTTTAACGCTTCCTTCGTCGGCATGCCGCGGTACTCTTCATAAAAGTCCTGGATACCCTTAAATATTTCAGAGTACTCTTGTAGGTCAAAACTTCTATAATCGGTTAAGATACCTAGTCTCTCAAATATCTTCGGCTCCTGAATCATTGCCGCGATAATCTGCTTCTGAAACTCAGGAGAGAATGAAAAAGTGTCTGGATTCCAGCCACTTATGTTAGCCATAACTTCACCCTTCCTACTTAAACATACTCATTAATTTTTCTAACGTAATCTCCGACTCGTCTAACTCCTTAACTTTACTAACAAAGACATCCTCAAACTCACCCTTAAAGATGTCTACTATCTCATGGTACGAAATGTCAGGGTTAAGCTTCTTGAGTCTAAATAAACTGCTAACGTTTGACTGCAGCGACGGTGTAAGCCTGTAAAAGTCCTCGGACTTCTTGTTAGGAAGGTGCTTGTTCAACTCTTCGGACAGCCTTTCCCTCTCCTTGTACTTGTAAAATAACGGGGCCACTTTTGTGGAGAATATTACGCTGCTAAGCGGAGTCTCTTGGTTGGGCATGTTAACGTGTACCGCTATGTCTCTCCAGTTTCGAAACATCACGTTAAGGTACTCTTCAATGTTTACACCGTCGGTTTCTTTTACAAAGTTTAGAATCTGCCGCCATGCAGGCTTAGAGTTAACGTACTCGTTAATCGTAGCGTACTTTCTAGGAATCTCAATCGTGTTAGTTCTTGGGACAGCAATCTTCCCTCTGTTAGACTTAGTGTACTTGTACAGGATTCTGTTGTACGCTTCCGTGACTCTCGCTAGCAGGAGCAAGCGCGCCTTGTCCTTGTTTAGCCTGTCGGGTAGTAGCGTAAGCTTACTCACCGTATCCGTACCTCTTTTTGACCAAGTACTTGATAAAGTTTACTAGATCGTCAGCCTTGTAGTAGCGAGTTAGACTGTCGTTCTTTAACTTTGTCTTAACTATCTTTCTTACGTAACCTACGGCTCGGCGAGACCACCTACCGTCGTACGCAACGCTGCTGTCGTCTTTACGAATGTAGTCTCTATACTTACTCTCAATGTACAAGACAACGGTGTTTATAAACTCGTAGAGTCTGTTTATAAGCATAGTATAAAACATCTTTTCAGAGAGTATAACACCGTTGTAACTGTTGGTAAAGTTAAAGTCTATATCAGTTGAAAGATTGATGTCTTTAATTAAGTCATCGACGGCATTCTTGTTGTTAACAAAATACGCTACAGTGTCTCTCACGCTACACAAGTAGTTGTAGATTATGTTAATCGTGTCGTCTACTCTAAGAGTAGTACTACTGCATGAAGGGTTTAGCCTTAGCTTAGTGTCTAAATTATATGTATCGTCTACATATAAGTTCGCCCACTTCATACTCAAAGACATCGCAGCATCGTCGCCGCTAGTGTTACTCTCGTCGAAGTTTCCAACTACGTCGGTGTAGGTCTTCTCCCGATCCCTTATCTTTCTAGAATGCTTGTAGTACTTCATCATAGTATTCTTCGCAACCCTGTTTAGGTACGCGAACAGGCGACCCTTCTCCGGGTCGTACCTGTCTAGCGCTCTCAGTATCTCAATAAAACACTCAGCCTCAACGTCACCCCGGTTGTTTTGAATGTGGTAGTTGTAGCTAAACTGCTTGTTGATCATCCCGTTGATAAGCTTTAGAATACTAGGCTTAATCTTTTTAAACGACTCTCCGTCTTTCTTTAACTGGTACTCCCTAACATACTTAATCATGTCTTTTTCAGAAAAGTACTCTCTTGTAAGCGGTTTAAGTCTCAGCATGCTGTCACCCCGTTTTTAGCGCTTTCACTTTTATTATACCACAGTAATCGTTAAATGTAAACAATAGTCTTGAGTACGGTGTAAAACTCTACCGTCGGTTAGTTTTAAGTAAATTCACTCTCTCTGCGAAGATTATATAACACGCAGTAGAGAAAGTACAACCGCTAGCTAACACACGGTTTTTAACGTTATTCTTTTAAAACGCATTTATGGCAACTAATACTATTTATGCAGTATCTCTTCGATAACCAGTTGCTTTCTTAAAACTATAGTAAGTTAACTGTCGACACTATTAAGATCCTACACACACCGAATCGATTCAAATTCTTAAAAAATTAGTAGCAATAGGTGCTATTTATGCAGGGCTTTTCGAAAACCAACTGTTTTTTTTAGAGATATAGTAAGTTATAATTAGACAGTGAGAGTACTCTACCCACAGCGCAAGTGTAGAAAGCCTTTTGCTTGAGAAGGGTAGTGGGTAGCTAGAAGAATTCAAGCGTGCTTTAAAGCTTTTAGAGTACAGTGTTTAGTTAACTAAACAAAAACAGCGGAGCGCTCCGCAGAGTAGTACAACTAGAATCTAGATTCGAAAAGTAGCGTAAATAAAAACAAAGGCTAATACACTAGTAGCACGTGTTAGCAGATGTTGTTTAGTGCCTTAGTGCTTAGTTTAACTGTAGGCGTTTAGCACTCTAGCTTAGCTATATATAAATAAATATTAAATACTGTTAATTATTGCAATATAAAAACTAGTAGCTTATTGATTCTAAAACTTAAATAACATGCTAACTGTATAGTACAAATACTTGCGGTTATATCGAAGAATTGCTTAGCAATTCTTCGATAGTAACATAAACATCTAGATGTTTATGTTACACTAATCGATACTAGAAATTATAGTTAAGATACTTAGTTATAATATTGTTAATAAAAATATAATAAACAATGCTGTTAATTAAATCAATTAGCACTGCTACATAGTAGTTGTTGTTAACAGTCAGAGTCAAAGAATTGCTAGCATGCTAGCAATTCTTTGACTGGCTCAAAAACATCTTAGATGTTTTTGAGCCAACAGATAATTATAATTAGCGTAGCTTTTAACTAAGTAAACGACAGAAGTCGCCCACTTATAGAAGTGGGCGATGAATGTTGCTTGACAATTCTTTCCTTTGTGATATAATCAGTATTAATGATAGAGATATAAATGCAAGTAAGAATTTGCTAAAATTAGCCATGTAAATGGAGAGCTTATGGTATAATTTTCTTCGAGGGCCGGTGTAGCTCAATCGGCAGAGCAGCTGACTTGTAATCAGCAGGTTGGCGGTTCAAGTCCGCCCGCCGGCTCCAAAAAATTGGCAAAAAGAGCAATCAGTGAATGGTATATTCGGGGATGGAACAGCCCTTTGAGCGTGGGTAATCTTGCTCCGATGGGAGCATTGACCACGAAGCCACCACTTCTATAAGTGGG